GTGGGTCTATAAACGAAGATCCGTTTAAAGGCGACAGAGCAACGGGCGTGACAGACAGTAAAACTGGATTAAAACAGTATAAAAGACCAGATGGGTCTACTTATTTTCGTTTACCTGGCGGAGATGACGACAAAGTACAAAAAGGTATGCCTAGACGCATTAGAGAAAAATCTACTGTAGAAGAAATGACACAAAAAGGTATGCCTAGACGCATTAGGAAAAAACCTACTGTAGAAGAAATGACGCAAAAAATGGCTCACGGCGGTATTCATGATATTTTCGACTTGCTCAAGCCACCAATGGGAGCCGCAGCGGGTGCAGCGCAAGGAACACGAAAGAAGCCTCAAAAACAGCAGAAGCCTCAAAAACAGCAGAAGCCTAAAAAAATGGCTGAGGGTGGTACCGCAAGAAGCAACGATGCCAAGAAAAGCCGTGGTGCGGGGGCTATGATTCGAGGACTAATTTTTAGGGGAGTATTTTAAAATGCCACAAGGAACAGGAACTTATGGGTCTAAAGTAGGTAGACCAGTAAAAATGAGGCGAGGCGGAATGCGAGGCGGAAGGGGATATGACAGTCCTGAAGGTAAAATCCGTCTTCATGAGGAAATGAAAAGGCGGAGTATTAAAAGAAAGGCTGCTAAAGAAGACCCGATATCTAGAGAAGATATAGCGGGTCCTGTAAAGCGCAAGTCAGCACCTGCTAAAAAGCCTGCTGCTACAAAAAGATTTGGAGCAGGGTCTAGTAAGACAATTACTCATAAGGGTAAATCACTTGCTAATGTAAGTGCCGATCAATTAAAGAAAACTGGAATGTCCTTGCGACAATATATGAACGCCTGGAATAAATCTGGTAAAAGACCTAGATCAGGAGATACATCCAAACAGCCTGTAATGGCACGTACAGCACCTAGATCAGGAGATACATCCAAACAGCCTGTAATGGCAGGAAGAGTTACAAGAGGACCTAGATCAGGAGATACATCCAAACAACCTGTAATGGCGGGGAAAGTTACAAAAAAGAAAACTACTGAGCAACGAAGAAAAATTGCTGCTAGAAATGCCGCAGCAAAGAATAGAAAAGGATTAAGTTTAGAAGATTCTAGGTCAATAGGTTTAACGGGAACGAGAAAACGAGAAAATGATGCAAAAATCAGAGCAAATAAAGCCAAGCGTGAAGCTGCTCTTGAAAAAGATAGATTAGCAGAAAAAGCTAAGATAGATAAAGCTGAAAAAGTTGCCGGAGTTACTGCGCTTACAGGAGGAGCAGCAGCTTTAGCCAGAAAATACGCAACCAGAAAAGCGCCTCTTCGCCTTTACAAGCCACCTCTTCGCCTTGACAAGCCACCTCTTCGCCTTGGCGTTGGGTTTAAAGAAGGAGGCGCGGCTTTTGACAAGGCTTTTGCCGCAGCGAGAAAAAAACATGTAGAAGGTGACGGTCCAGCAGAATTTACCCATAAAGGTAAGCGTTACAATGTTCAGACTAAGCAAGACCGAAAAACTACAACAGGAAAGGAAAAAGCTAGGAAAGCTGGTGTTTCAGGTGTTGAGTTCAGGTCTGGTAGGGCTGTTAAGACGATACGTTCAGGCAGAGTTACTGCTGAGAGAAAAGGACCGGCTGTTAAGACGATACGTTCTGGTAGAGCTACTGCTGAGAGAAAAGGAACGGCTATAGGTACGGATAAATCACGAAAGTCAGGTCTTACTACTAAGCCTACAACTGCTAGAACTTTAGTTAGATCACCTGTCAAACGTACAGGTGTTAAAAGAAGCGCACCTAAAGGTATGAGTGTCGAAGATGCTAGATCGGCTGGTTTGACAGGAGCTGGTATCAGAACGAAACAGCAAAAAGTTGGAACAGGAATTGCAAAACGAAAAGCAGATACGGCAGCGGCTCAAAAGAAAGCAGCGGCTACGATGAAAAAAGCTAAAAAAGTTACCGTAGTTATTGCACTTACAGGAGGAGCAGCAGGTTTAGCCAGAAAAAAAGTTAAAAAATACGCAGCCAAAAAAGCGGCTGAAAGATTAGATAAACTTAAAAAGCCATCTGGAAGGAGTCTTCATGGCATTGAATTTAAGAGAGGCGGCGTTTTCAAAGGAACATATTAATACAAGATGGATGACCCCACTACTTTTTCATATCATATATTAAAAGCCGTTCAGGAAAGGATGAAACTGACGGAAGAAGCTATATTACACGGTTCCCCGAAGGAATTTACGGAATATAAGGAATTAGTAGGTGAATTGAGAGGGTTACAGTTTTGCGAAATAGAAATTAGAGAGTTATTACAGAAATCGGAGATGGAAGAATGACTAAGACATTATACGTGCCTGATCACGTTGCGGCTGAAGAGAATGCGAAACGGAATGGAGCTGTTGCCGATGCTTATATAGAAAAAGAGCAGAAAGTACTGGATCCTTCCCGGTTAGAGACTTCTTTAAGCGAAAGATTACCGCAACCGACCGGGTGGCGCATTCTAGTGATGCCCTATGCAGGGAGAGCCACTAGCGAAGGGGGGATAGCAATTCCCGATGCAGTAAGGAACCGTGAAGCATTGGCTACGGTAGTAGCTTATGTTTTGAAGGTAGGACCACTGGCTTATCGAGATACATCTAAATTTGGTGATGAATATCTCCGAGCCTGGTGCAAGGAAGGTGATTGGGTTTGTATTGGTCGTTATGCTGGCGCACGTTTTCGTATAGAGGGCGGAGAAGTCAGGATTATCAATGACGATGAGGTTATTGCAACGATTATCGAACCTGACGATATACAACATGTCTAACAGAAAGTAGAAGGTCAATATAAGGTAATTGACATGCCAGAAGAAAAAATAGAAGTTGGCGAAGCTGATGAATCTTCAGTTGATATAGACCTGAAAGAAGGAAAAATCATTGAAGAACAAGATGATACGCCACAAGTAGAGACTGTTTCTAATGATGAAGAACTCGAAGAGTACAGTGATGGTGTACAGAAACGAATAAATGGGCTTACGAAGCGTTTTCGAGATGAAGAACGCCAGAAACAGGCTGCTATCGAATTCGCTGAAAATGTAAAGAAGCGGAATGACGATCTTGAACAACGAATTCAGAACCTGGATAAAGGGTATCAGGAAGAATTTGGTAGCCGGGTTGATTCTCAACTTGATGTTACCAAGAAAGTTCTAAAAGATGCTCATGAATCCGGGGATGTAGACAGCATAGTAGAGGCTAATGAAGCGTTAGCTAATCTTTCTGTAGACAAAGTGAGGTTGGCGGCGGCTAGAAAACAGGTAGAATCAGAAGTAGAAGTGACTCCTGATCAGCACCCGCCGATTGTGCCGAATCAGCCTGATATTCCTTCTGCCGAACAAGTGATGGACAGAGAGCCTAAGCTCAAAGAGTGGGTTGGAAAGAATGACTGGTTTGGTCAAGATGACATTATGACTTATGCTGCTTTCAAAATAGACGAACAACTTCAGGCAGAAGGTGTTGACCCAATGTCTGATGCGTATTATGCTGAAGTAGATAAAAGACTATATACTGAGTTTCCACACAAATTCAGTAAAGCTAACGGGGGAAGAAAAGTTGCGTCAGCCGAATCTTCCGCATCCCGCAAAAAGAGTGGACGTAAGACTGTGCGGTTAACGCCTTCACAGGTAGCGATAGCTAAGCGATTAAATGTTCCTCTCGAGGAATATGCTAAATACGTGTAAGGAGTTAACCATGGAAGAAACAAACGAGAACACAACTCGCCAAAAAACTACTCGTAACAGGACGCCCAGAGCCAATGAAAGCCGAGCGGGGCAAGCTCGCAGAGAACCGTGGAAGCCGCCATCTATGTTAGATGCGCCACCTGCGCCTGAAGGATATAAGCACAGGTGGATAAGGGCGGAAGTCATGGGATATGATGATCGCAAGAACGTGTCAGCACGATCTCGAGAGGGATATGAACTGGTACGTGGCGATGAGTATCCTGACTTTAGTATTCCTACTGTTGATAACGGCAAACATGCCGGAGTCATAGGAGTAGGAGGATTACTTCTTGCAAGGGTTCCTACTGACATCGTTGAAGAACGCAGTGACTACTTCCGGGGAATGACCCGCGATCAAATGACGGCTGTTGATAACGAGTTGGCTCGAGAACAGCATCCAGCGATGCCTATCAATAAACCTGAAAGGCAGACGAGTGTAACTTTTGGAGGTCCTCGAAAAGAAGAGGACTAGGAGTAAATAAGTATGGCAAATATTAATGGAGCTTTTGGCTTACGTCCTGTTGCAAAACTAGGACAAGGCGCGAACTCCACTGGTACTTCAGGCTATACTCCTTATGAAATTGCTAATGGTAACTCTAATGTTATCTATCACGGCAGCCCTGTTATCCCGTTATCTACGGGATATATTGATATTGTGGGCGCTGCGGCAGGTGGCTCAGTGAGTTTGGTTGGTGCTTTCATGGGATGTGAGTATGTCTCTAGTACTACTGGGAAAACGGTCTGGTCAAATTATTGGCCGGGGTCCGGTGCAGACAGTAATCACCCGGTAAAAGCGTTTGTGGAAGATGGTCCTGACACGCTTTTTGTGATTGCAACGGATGCATCTTGGACTAGTAAAGCAACTGCGAGAGCGGCTGTTTTTGCTAATGCAAACTTTTCCAGTGGCACCAGTGGGGTCACAAAATCTGGCGTATCGTCAGCGGCACTTGCTATCAGTACAATTGCAACCACAGCGGCCTTACATTTAAGGGTTATGGGGTGGGTTGATGACCCAAGCAATACTGATTTTGCATCTTCTGGCGTTGGTGCAATAGTACGGTTGAACAACAGTTTCAATGCCCCGGAAGGGTCTATTGCTGCTGGCACACCCTCAACCACAGGCGTATAGGAGGCTAAAATAATGGCTATTAGTAGAGCGCAATTAGCGAAAGAACTAGAGCCTGGCCTCAATGCCCTTTTCGGCTTAGAGTACGCCAGGTATGATAATGAATCTGCTGAAATTTATGAAACGGAATCTTCAGATCGTGCGTTTGAAGAAGAAGTAATGCTTTCTGGTTTTGGTGCTGCACCAGTTAAATCAGAAGGTTCGGCAGTAACCTTTGATGATGCACAAGAGGCATATACCGCAAGGTATACTCATGAAACGATTGCCCTTGCTTTTTCTATTACAGAAGAAGCGATAGAGGATAATCTTTATGATCGCCTCGCAAGTCGTTACACCAAGGCATTGGCACGTAGCATGGCTAACACTAAACAAGTGAAATCCGCTGCTACTTTAAACAATGCTTTTGACAGCACCTTTACAGGTGGTGATGGAAAAGAGCTTTGTGCTACTGACCATCCATTGGTCAATGGTAACGATTTGAGAAATGAGCCGAGCACGGCTGCTGATCTGAACGAAACAAGTCTTGAAAATGCTCTTATCGACATTGCAGCTTTTGTTGATGAGCGAGGACTTAAAGTTTCTGTTCGCGGAATGAAATTAGTTATTCCGGCTGCATTGCAGTTTGTAGCAGATAGATTGCTCGAAACCACTCTTCGTCCGGGAACGGCGGATAATGACATCAATGCCTCTAAGAACATGG